AGTTTATTCTAGTGACTCCGTTAATAGTGTTAACCCTATTTGATCGGGCTAAAGCAGTTAAAAAGGTATCAGCTAAAGCGTTCAAAGGATTTAAAACATTATCGTAGTCGCTTTCTGTGGTGTATTTTTTCGGGTTATTTGTAGCCATAAAGAAGAAACGGCTCGAACCTTCGCTTTCATTTACACTATCTCTTGCAGTTGGTGAAGTTCTCGAAGCTAAATCAAACCGCCAAATCATTGGTAGAATGTCTTTGTCGTGCTTCTTTGATATTTCTTGTTGAACCTGGAGATACTTACCGTAAATGTATTGAGGCTTTCTAAGCGCATACGTTCCGATAATTGGCGCACTTGCACCGCTTACTATTAGATAGGTGTTTTGAACGAAAGAAACAACCGTATAATTAACTTCTAATAGCGTTATAATACTGTTTTCTCCTAAGTAGTGGGTATTGGTAGCCCAAAGTTTATAGTTACCGTCTATAACTTCAACAGCATAAACGTTAAGGTCTAAACTCATTGAGTCGATTACCGATTCTACTATGCTATCTACGCTGGTCATATTGCGCTAATAGGTTCTAAAACTAATCCCCTAAAGTCTGTATAAGTTGCTTGGTTCTCGTAAATGTAATATTGTAAGTCCGTTCCGGTTCTTATGGTCCGATTATAAAGAACGGTCAATTTAGTAATTAAACTTTCTTGACTTGTTGCCTCTGATTGATTAGCTACGTTTCCAGACGCTTGGTTTATTATTTGTTGTTGACTTACATAGTTGTAATATATTCGGCCTTTTAAGTACTCCTTAATCCCTTGACAAGTGATTGATATATCGCAAGGGTCGTCATAGTAAAACGGGCTGAATATATCTGTCCACTTTGTTGAAGCTGGTGTTTGAGGGTCGCCAGTCAAATCATTTATAAACTCTTGGCCCAACGTAGAACCGAACAACTCATAAATTAAAGCTTTCTCGCTATCCAAAGTAATAAACGCTTGAAGGTCAACTACTGTATTTTGGTCTTGGCTTATTTGAAATATACCGCTTTCAAAATCGGACGTTTGAAGTATCATAATATTTTAACGATTACATTATTTGGGTTACTCACTAGCCTAGTGACTGCATAGTTTAGAATCTTTTTTTTAGTGCCTTTCTTGATAGTCTTTAAAATTGGAGTGCCTTTATCGTCAACCGTTCTATATTCATAGTCTTTTAAAAACTCGACTAAGATCATTTCTTCTTGCATAATACAAAGTTAAATAAAAAAGCCCTAACAAATTAATGCTAGGACTTTTCCCAGAGAAACTTAATACAGAGAATATTAAGAGAATTTATTTTTTACTTGATTTCGCTTTTGCTGGTGCTTTCTTTTTTTCTGTTGCTAACTCAGCCTGACCGTTACTAATAACTAAATCAGCTTTCCATTTAGGTAGCTCGTAAACTTGACCAACTACAAAATGCTGAGTCTTTCCAGCTTTTACTTTTTTACCTCTTACCTTGATTATTTCAACTTCTGAACTCATAACTGTTTAATTTTATGTTGCCTCAAAGATATAAAAAAAGCCCCAACAATATGAAGGGGCTTTTTAACTATATTCTAAACTAGACTATGCAGTTTCTAAAGCTGCTTTGTCAGCTGCAAATGAACCTTTTACAAATGCAGTTCTATCGTTATTCTTAACGTAAACTACACCTCTCCATTCAGCTCTAATTGTCTTAAAGTTCTTAATGAAGTTGTCACCCGTATATCCAACGTCGATTGATACACCAGACTTAGTTCTGATATGTGCTTTTGTAAAGTCACCAATCAAATATTGACCAGCGTCAACTAGAGTAGTTTCTACAATTGGAACTCCGTCTAAAGATAAAGAACCAGCTACCATTGCTAAACGCTCAACATATCTTTTATCCGTAGAACTAACTTTTACCATTTTTAAAGTGGTAACGTCAGAAGGATTCATAAAGATATAATTCGGCATTCCTTGTTCAGCTATCTTGATCTGATTTGCTGCTACTGTAAGAACGTCTACTTCATTAGCGTTATCAACTGCTAAAGCAAATGTTCCAGCTGCAAATGATGTTGCGGTAGTGAATACTCCATTCAATTGTGGGCTTGTTCCAGAACCACCATAAGCACCAGTTTCAACAGCTTTCAATAACTCACGATTCAACTCATTGTTAATTTCAGTAGCCATAAACTCTACGTCGTCTAACATTTCGTCTGTAATCGTAATATAAGCAGTTGTCTTTTCAACTTTTTGAGAACCTACTAGTAAATCAAAATCAATTTGATTTTTAAGTGCTGCCTCCGCTGTTTGTCCAGCTGTTCCTTCTTTTCCACTTTGATAAACCCATTCAACAAGGTTAGAAGAGATAGTTCCAGATTGAAGAACCTCTAGGAATCTTACTTCCCTTGAAGCAACCATATTCATTCCCGGTAGCCTTTCAGCTTGTGGAATTTGTCCCGTTACATTACCAGCGATAGACATATCACCAACAGCTTTAAGCGTAATCTTAACGCTTTCACCATTCTTGTAACGACTTAATTCTTCTTTCTTTTCCTTTAATTGCTCGAGGATAGACTTACTTTGAGAACTTTCTGTTTTAGTCAACTTTTCAACCGCTGACTTAATAGCAGCACCTTGTGACAATAAAATAGCCTCGTGCTTTGCGCCTAATTCTGCTAAAGCCTTTGACTGCTCTTTGCCTAATTCAGCTAATTCTTCTTTTGATACACCAGACTTTACAGCCTCGTCTACTTTCATTGCTACGCTGCTCATATACTCAGCGATATGCCCTGCTTGCGCTTCTGCGCTTAATTCTTTGATTGCAGCTTCGTCTAAATTTTTCTCAGCCGTCAACCATGTATTAAAATCTTTCATTTTAATTGTGTTAAATGATTAAATAATGGATTAATTTTCTTTTGCGGCTTCTCGACCTTTGGAAGTGTTTTATTAACGGCTTCACCTTCTTGAAGTGCTTTGAATTGATTACAAAAATGCAATAAATTTTCTTTAGTTGGGTCTTGTAGTACTTTTTCCTGTAGTTCTACCAGTTCCGAAGCGTTTGTTTTTGGGTAAATAATTGGTGTAATGTGGTTAGAACCAGATAAAACCATTGAGCCTTCCTTCCATATTTGGGCTTCTGAAACAACAAAGAAGTGTCCATTTTCTTCTGCAACCTCTTTATTTACAACCTCGTTTATATTGTCGTCCCATTCTTTTTTCTCTTGAATAAACTCTTTATCTGTTGAATTAACAGCCATTGAGATATTAATGTAACGCATACGAATACTTCCTTGTATTGGCATTTTATTGCTAATTATATTAGCAGCGTCTTTGTTTGAGTAGTCAAATAACTTAGTTTTAAATATTAGTGCTTGTGTCTTACCAACGTATTTAGATCCTAAATCACTCCAGTCTAATTCTTTTAATTGTAGTTCTACGTCTTGTGGGTAAGCAATAACGCTTCCAACTTCTAGCTTATGATTTATGATATAGTGGACTTTCCCTTGTTGCTCTTTTATTGACTTATTCCAAATCCCGTCTTTATGGAAGTCTAAATGGCTGTCAATTAACTTAGTCGTATTTATTACTGGATAAATATAGCCTTCTTCCATATTAGAACCCTTAACAGCTTCTGTTAAACTACACTCAACAGAATCGGAGTTCTTTATTGCTGCTTTTTTTAATTCCAGTATTTTACCCTTGTTATCTTTTAGGGCTAAAAATAAATCTCGCTTAGTTTCAAACTCTTTATTTGGTAACGCAACACTTTTAAACATAATATTTGCTTTTATACAAAATTAAGCATATTTAAAGATATAGCCCAAACACGATTTACTTATACCTTGACAAACCCTTGTTATATTACAACCTAATGCACCAATATCTTTAGCTGCATTCTTTGCTGAATCAAATTCTTTTATAAATACACCGTCTTTAGAATACATTTTAACTGGTCTTTTATTGTGTCCTTCCTTACCTTTCATTGGACTAGACTTTAACCCCGTTCTGTGTGCGTGTAATTCATTTTCTGAATTAGTAACCCATTCCAAATTCTCTAATCTATTGTCGTTTTTAATTCCGTTTTTGTGGTTTACTGCTGGTTTATTTTCTGAATTTGTTATGAAAGCAATAGCGACTAACCTATGCAACCAAAAACACTTTCTTGTATAAGTTTCTTTTTTCCCTTTGCATAATATAACGCTTATGTAATTATTTCCTTTAGATTTTGTTTTTCTTATACCTTCCTTTCCAGTTTTTCTATAATTCAAACTTTTCAATCTACCTAAATTACTTATTTGATATATTCCTTCATATTCTAATACGTCTTTCCATACTTCCATAATTAAAAAACCCTCACAAAATAGCGTCCAGTCTATTCTGCAAGGGATTTTATAAAGGTTTTAAATTGCTACTGGACGTTAGCAAATCAAAGATACTATTTTTCTTGAATTTCGTTTTGTTTCTTTTTGATACTCTCTAGTATTTTACCTTTCAATGATTCGTTAGTAAGGTTTGTAGCTTTACTTTTAACCATATCCAAATAATTATTTTGATCTTTACTTAGTTTCTTCTTTGGCTTTTCCATTGCTTCTAGTTGCTAGATTCATATTTGGGTCAGTTGATTCTTCTAACCCTATTTCTCGTCTTGCCTCGTTTGGTGTTATCAATCCAGCGTCAACCAATTTAATTGCTTGGTTTGCTCGTTCAGTTGGTGAAGGATTCAATGCTTCTATTTTTTCCTTGTGAATACCTAAAGAATAGTTTCCGAACTTAGATAAAAACTTTCGCTCATATCCAGCCGCTATCTTTTCAAAGGTTGGTATGTAGTTGTTGTTATACGCTGAAGCTTCTGCTTCTTTTACGTTGTTGTAGGTAGCTTGTTCTCCTGTTAAAAGCATTGCTGGAAACCCGAAAACATTACAAAGGTCTTTTGTTAGTTGGTTCTTGTTCTCTATGGTTTGCATATCGGTTGAACTTGCGTTAAGTTGCTGGACGTTTAAAGCCCTACGAGAAAACCTCATTGCGTTCATAGACTTAGCCCCACCTATTTTTCTTTTCAATGCGGACCAAATACTTTTTTCGTCGTCGTCATTCATTGGCATTGACGGATCCTCGTTTGAAGGTGTTATTAATGCAGAAACGCCCCTATTCTCGAAGTATTCACTTAGTGCTATCTCTACATTATTGGAAGCGTTTAGAATATTTTGTGCTGATTGTAATGG